TTGGGGCGCTGAGACTGCTGGTAAAATGATTAAGCAAGCTATGGATAGAGGGATGTTCTAGTGGCCGGTTTAAACTACAAACCCGTCGGGGAAGTGCTGCGCCAGTTCATGCTGGACAATCATTTCTTTCGTGGTTTGCGAGGGCCGGTTGGCTCAGGCAAATCAGCTTGCTGTGCCATTGAAATGTTTCGTCGAGCTCTAGCACAGGAGCCTAATGCCGATGGGATCAGAAAAAGTCGTTGGGCAGTGGTACGTAATACTAACCCGCAACTACGTACTACGACAATCAAAACATGGCTTGATTGGTTTCCTGAAAATGTGTGGGGCAAAATGCTTTGGCATCCACCGCCGTACACTCACCACATCAAAAAAGCAGATCTTGATCTTGAGGTTATTTTCTTGGCGCTTGATCGCCCTGAAGATGTGAAAAAATTGCTGTCGCTTGAACTTACGGGTGTATGGATAAACGAAGCACGAGAAGTCCCCAAACAAATAGTCGATGCCTGTACGATGCGCGTAGGACGATTTCCCTCTATGAAAGATGGAGGGCCTACATGGTACGGTGTTATAGCCGATACAAACGCGCCAGATGAAGATCATTGGTGGCCCATCATGTCTGGAGAAGCGCCGCTTCCAGATCATGTTACACGAGAAGAGGCCTTGATGCTGGTGAAGCCAGACACTTGGGAGTTCTTCACTCAACCGGGTGGCATGGTAGCAGAGGTTGATTCAGAAGGTACTGTTTTAGAATACAAAAAGAATCCCAAAGCGGAAAACATTAATAACCTAACGCCGAACTACTACCCAGATATTATTACTGGTAAAACAAAAAGCTGGATTGATGTGTACGTTTTAAACAAACTTGGGAGCTTGTCTGATGGAAAGCCAGTTTATCCAATGTTTGACGAAACTGTTCACGTTTCTAAGGAACCCATTATACCTACTCCCGGGATTCCTATTATTGTCGGTCTTGATTTTGGTCTTACTCCCGCTGCTGCTTTTTGTCAGTCTGTTAGAGGCAGGTGGTATGTTCTTCACGAACTTGTCGCGCAGGATATGGGGATTGTCAGATTCGCAGAAGTCTTGAAACAAGAGATGGCTCAGAAGTTTCCGGGCGGTCACTTCATTGTGTATGGAGATCCGGCTGGCGACTATAGAGCCCAGACCGATGAAAGAACGCCGTTTCAGATATTAAGGCAAGCAGGGATCAAGGCATACATAGCGCCTACTAATGATCCTGCCTTGCGAATAGAGGCAGTGGCTACGCCATTAAATAGGATGGTAGATGGTCAGGCTGGATTCCTGATAGACCAGCGATGTGGCAATCTTGTAAAGGGCTTTCGCGGTGGCTATCACTATCGCAGGTTACAAGTGTCGGGAACAGCGCGGCATGAAGAACGTCCCGATAAGAATAAGTTCTCGCATATCCATGACGCATTGCAGTATGCTTTTTGTGGTGGAGGCGAAGGCCGCGCATTAACTACTGGACGCACGGATACTAGACCAGTTAATGCTAGAAGTGCGTTTGATATATTTAGAAAACCAAGTGCTTTGCGGTCTAAAGCTTTTTAGTCCATTGATAAATATGCACCGTCTAATCATTCGTGTAGAGCGGAGTACTCTATATGTGTTTTAAAAAACCTAAAATGCCAGCACCCACAGCGGACGAACTGGCCGCAGAACGTGAACTTAAAGAGCAGCGTGAAGCATTGAAGGCTCAGCTTGCAAGCGAGAAAGCCGAAAGCAAAGAGCGCAGAACCAGAGAAGCCATCGCTCGTGCAACTGGAAGTTATGGATTCCGCTCCTTGATTTCTGGACGCAAAGGCGGTCAGGGGTTTATGGCTCGCGGCCTTTTGGGGTAAATTAAATGCCAGTCATTCAGCAGCCTACAGTTAGCCTAAGCCCTAGTGCCGGTACTTCAGAGCGAGTTTTGGCTCGCTTTCAACGGGCAAAGCAATTGCGCCAGCCGTGGGTATCTGAATATGAAGAGTGCTACGAGTATGCCTTGCCAAGCAGGGAAAGCTTTTATCAGCAAGCTCCGGGGCAATCTCGACTAGATAAGATCTTTGACGAGACAGCTATTGTCGGGGTTCAGGAATTTGCATCTCGCCTTCAGGCTGGCTTGATTCCAAACTATGCCCGATGGGCGCGGCTTGTCGCTGGCTCTGAGATTCCAGAAGAAGAGCGTTCGGAAGTAGACGAGGCTCTTGAGGAAGTGACTGAATATCTTTTTGAGATTATTCAGAACAGCAACTTTGCTCAGGAAGCAAACGAGGCGCTGCTTGATATTGCCTTAGGAACTGCGTGTATTCGCGTTGACGAAGGAGACGCGCTGAATCCTGTAGTCTTTACTGCCGTTCCCCTGCCGCAGTTGTATTTGGATTGCGGCCCTAACGATAAGCTAGACTCCATTTATCGTGAGAGAAGCATACGGGCATCCATGCTTAAGGTTGCCTACCCAAATGCTAAGCTCCCGCCGGATCTAGTGCAGGAGCTTGAAAGTGGATCAGATCGCCACATTGAAATCGTTGAGGCCGTTTACAGGGATTGGTCGCAGCTTAACGTAGAGGTCAATAAGTTCTGTGTAGTCATACCAGAAAGTCAGTCCTTGATTGTAGAGGAGACTTATACTGGAGTTGGCTCTAGTCCGTACATTGCATTCCGCTGGTCGAAAGCGGCAGGGGAAGTTTGGGGGCGCGGCCCCCTCCTGAATGCAATGCCAGCAGTGAAGACCACTAACCTCACTGTGCAAATGATTTTAGAAAATGCTCAGATGTCTATCTCCGGCATTTATACGGCAGAAGACGATGGGATTATTAATCCGTCCAACATTCGCTTGATCCCCGGTACGATTATACCCGTTGCTCCCGGTAGCTCTGGCATTCGCCCGGTAGGGCCTGCTGGTAGCTTTGATGTGGCTCAGTTGGTTTTGTCTGATATGCGAATGAACATTCGTAAAGCTCTCTATAATGAGATGCTTGGCAATCCGAACACTACGCCCATGTCGGCTACCGAAGTTGCTCAACGTATGGCGGATCTGTCTAGGCAGATTGGTTCTGCGTTTGGGCGACTGCAAGCAGAGTTTATCAATCCGATACTGCGCCGTGTTCTTTACATCCTTAAGAAGCAGGGTCGTATCGAAATACCCACGGTTAATGGCCGCGAGGTACAGGTTCGCTCGACAAGCCCCTTGGCTCAGGCTCAGGCTTTCGAGGACGTTAATGCGGTCAATCGATTCTTGGAATTGGTTCAGACTCGTTTCGGGCCGCAAATGGTTAACTTGTATGTTAAAGGCGATTTGACTACACAGTACCTAGCAGATAAGTTTGGAGTGCCAGATAGCCTTATTCGTAATGAGGCGGAAAGAGCGGAACTGGCGCAGAACATAGCTCAGATGGGACAGAATGGCATCGATCCAGCAGGTCTTGGGGGCTGATGGCATAAGCCGTAAGCCAAAAGAGGAAGAGGAACTTAATCAAATAATGGCCGCGACCTTTAGGGGTCGTGCTGGTCGTAAGGCGATTGAGTACCTTAGATCAATCACAATAGAGTATGTGGCTGGCCCCAACATATCCGACACTGAGCTACGGCACAGAGAGGGTATGCGTTACCTAGTGGGCATTATCGAAACGAGAATTAATAAGGGGCAAAGCAATGAGTGAAGAAGTAAGTCAAGAAACTACGCTAGTAGAAGAAGTGGCAACCGAAGCTGTTGTTTCGGAAAGACCAGAGTGGTTGCCTGAAAAGTTTTGGGTAGACAATAATCCCTCTTACGAAAACCTTGCCAAGTCGTATAGCGAGTTGGAAAAGATGCGGGGCAACATGAAGGATGTTGTCGCTAAGGAGTTCGAGGCAGAGCGATTGGCTAATCGCCCTGAAACACCAACGGACTACAAGCTTCCAGAGGCAGATTACTTGGATGGGACTCAGCTATCGACGAGCCCTATAGTCGAATGGTGGCGTACCTTTGCTCACGAGCAGGGTTACAACCAAGAGCAATTTGAAAACGCAATTAACAACTATGCTCAGGTTGAGCTTGCGAGGCTTGAGAGTTCTTACAAGCAGGAAATGGCACAGCTTGGAGAAGCTGCGGAGGCTCGCATTGAAGCCGTTACGCTTTGGATGAATAACACCTTTGACGAACAGCAGCGTGAAGCTTTGGCAGGTGCTTGCACTAGCGCATCGGGCATCGCGGCAATCGAAAAAGTAATTAATATGCTCAAGGCTACCGGGAACATTGACGAAGCGGCCTTTGAAAAACCGCCTGAGATTACTCGTAAAGACGTAGAGAAGATGATGCAGGATCGCCGCTACTGGCATCCAGCCGACAGGGATCCTGCATTTGTTAAACAGGTCGAAGACTTCTTTGCCAAGTCGTTTAATAGATGATTGTCCGAGAGCTTAGGGAAAGTGACACCGCCTCGATTATGAAGCTAACCGAGGCGATGCACTCTGAGTCCCCTCACTACAGCATTTACCCTTACGATCCAGATAAGGTTCTATCGCTAGTCAAAGTGTTTTTGACTAACAATGACTTTTACTGTGTAGTGGCAGAAAGGGACTCGCAGGTTGTTGGCTTTATGGCAGTGGCAATCATTCAAACGTTTTTTGGCACCGATGATTTCGTAGAAGACTTGTCTTTTTATGTCCTGCCTGTTTCACGTGGAACAAGCGCAGCCTTAAGAATGGTTAAGTTTGCCGAAGCTTGGGGTATATCTCGCGGAGCAAAAGCTATTCGCGTTGGAGTAACAACAGGCGTTAGAACAGATAGTTCCGAAAGTTTCTTTCTTAAGCTTGGCTATGAAGAAACTGGAAAGATGTATACTAAACTAATTAGTCCATTGAAATTAAACCCCACTCATTAGATTTCTGCGTCAGGCCCGTTAATTGCGGACGAAGCCCGTAAGGATAACTTCAAGAAGCTAGGTACGGATAACCGACTGAACTCATCGTCAATTATACGGAGGCTATTATGGCTCAAGATATTAATGACGCCTTTGTGAAGCAGTTTGAATCGGAAGTCCACATGGCTTATCAGCGCATGGGTTCCAAGCTGCGTAACACTGTGCGTTCCAAGTCGAACGTTAAGGGTGCAAGCACCACCTTCCAGAAGGTTGGAACCGGCACCGCTGGCACGAAGTCGCGTCACGGCAACGTGCCGCTTATGACCATCGACCACACCAATGTTGAATGTACTCTGGGCGACTACTACGCTGCTGACTACATCGACAAGCTGGACGAACTGAAGATCAACCACGACGAACGTATGGTTGTTACTCAGTCGGCTGCTGCTGCGATTGGTCGCAAGTCGGACGAACTCATTACCACCGCGCTTGATGGCACGACCAATGCCATTGTCGAAGCTGGTACTGACGGTTTGACTCTCGACAAGGTAGAGACGGTCTTTGCTGCCTTCGGCAACAATGACGTTCCTGACGATGGCGAGCGTTACTTCGTTGTGTCGCCTCGCGCTTGGACGGATCTGCTCGGCATTTCGGCGTTCTCGGACGCTGACTTTGTTGGTGCAGACGACCTCCCGTACGAGGGCGGCATGGTTGCTCGTCGTTGGCTTGGCTTCATGTGGATGACCTTCTCGGGTCTGCCCATTGCTACCAACAAGCGTAAGAACTTTGCATACCACCGCTCGGCTATCGGCCTTGCTTCGGGTGCTGAAGTTTCGACTGAACTGAACTATGTGCCTGAGAAGGCCGCTCACCTTGCTACGTCGATGATGTCGCAGGGTACGGTACTGATCGATGCTAATGGCGTGTACGAAGTACAGTCGCACGAAGCGTAAGTAAGGGAGGAGGGGTTTTCTCCTCTTTCCCCCTCCTCCGGGCCGGGCGCGTTTCCTTTCCGCGCTCGGCCCTTTTGCTAGGAGCTTTTCATGGCAAAGACAGGTCTTCAAATTTGCTCCACCGCTTTGGTAATGATCGGCGCTCAGCCGATTACGTCTTTTCAGGATGGAACTACTGAAGCTAATGTCGCTAAGAACCTGTATGAAGATACTGTTCGTGACCTTTTGACTCGCCATCGTTGGCGGTTTGCTTCTGGACAGGCACAGCTTTCTCGCAGGAGTGAAGCACCGCTTGATGGCTGGGATGCCGCTTATCAGTTGCCGACCGATATGCTTGTGCTGCACAACCTAAAGGTTAACGGCTACACCGTTGCTTATGATCGCTATCAGAAATTAGCGTACTGCAATGCAGACGTAGCGGATCAGGTAATTGCCGATTACACATTTAGGGCTGATGAAGATTTGTGGCCCCCATATTTTGTGTCTTTGGTTGAGACTTATCTGGCGAGCCTCTTTGCATACTCTGTTGCAAACCAAATTCAGACCGCTGATTTCCTAGACAAGAAGGCATTGCGTCACCTTGCTTTGGCTCGTAACATTGACAGCCAAGAGCAGACTACTCGCAAGCTTGATATGTCTTTGTTCACTCGTGTGCGTAGGACTATTGGCTAATGGCAATCTTCCGTCAGGTACAGACTAACTTCGCCAGTGGAGAGTTGAATCCACTTATGCGCTTTAGATCTGATACTGGCGCGTATCAGAATGGCGCATCAAAGCTACGCAACGTATCTCTGCTGAATACCGGGGGTGTTACCCGTAGACCGGGGACAATCCACTTGGATGTTCTGTCCGCTAGATCTCGGCTAATCTCTTTTGATTTCGACGAGAACGAACGTTACGTTCTAGCCTTTAGCGCAAATGCCTTGACCGTTTACAGCATCAATGGCGTATTGCTAACCACAGTAACCTCTAATGCCAGTTGGTCTGCCTCGGAACTTTTTGAGCTAACGTACACTCAAGTTGGCGACACAATGATCGTCGCCCATCAGTCTTGGGCTCCCCGAATCATTCGCAGAACTGGATCTTCGACATTTACAATAACTCCGTTAGCCTTCGATCAGTCAGTAAACGGAGATAAAACCTACCAGCCGTACTACAAATTCGCGGACGATTCGGTAACTCTCTCCTGCTCTGCTACAACAGGTAGTGTTACAGTTACCGCATCAGCCCCTGTATTTAGTAGCGACTATGTGGGCTTGCGTTTGAAGTGGCAGACAGTCGAAGTAGAAATTACCGGCTACACGGATGCCTCTAATCTCACGGGTACAATACGAGGTACTCTGCAAGCAGAGTATGATATTGATCCTTTTAGATCTACGCTTGGTAGTTCGGTTATTGAAGTGACTCATGTGCTGCATGGATTTTCATCTGGGCAGAACGTTACGATCAGCGGAGCCAATGGCTTCGGGGGCATTGAAGCTGCTGCGCTTAATGGCTCCAAAACTATTACTGTTGTCGATGACAATGTTTATACGTTTACTATAACAGGATCTCCCACTGAAAGCGTTGATGGTGGTGGCCCATCAGTTAAGTACACATCTAGCTCAACGGCAACGCGCACATGGTACGAGCCTGTATTTTCTACACCTAATGGATGGCCGGCGGCTGTAGCCTTTCACGAGGGGCGGCTATGGTTTGGGGGAACCACATCACAGCCGGATGGTTTATATGGCAGCACGGTCAATCAATATTTTAATTTTGACGTAGGCGAAGGGCTGGACAATCAGGCCATTCAAGTCTCGATTGGCTCTGAGGATATTTCTAATATCCAGCATTTGATCTCGAACAGGGATCTTCAGATCTTCACTGCCACTGGCGAATTTGTAGCGGCCAAGCCTATTGGCAAGCCCTTAACGCCA